TTTTACCATGAGAGTTGATAGCACTATTTTCCGCGATTTTTACGTGCAGGCTGGAAGTAGGTGTTCGTTTAACGAACACTTACTGCCAGCCATTTCCGTGGGTTCAACCCACACCCCGTGATATGGTTTAACCATGTCACATAATTTGAAACTGAAGTGGGTTCCAGGCCCATTTGTTTCAATTCGCCGTGGGTTCAACCCACACCCCGTGATATGGTTCAACCATGTCACACACTTTGAAACTGAAGTGGGTTCCAGGCCCACTTGTTTCGATTCGCTGTGGGTTCGACCCACACCCCATGATACGGTTCAACCGCGTCACACAATGTGAAACTGAAGTGGGTTCCAGGCCTACTTGTTTCGACTCAGCTTGGAGCTTTGAGTCTTTTGAGGAGTTGGATAAGAGTGGTTGTATTTTTAATGCCTACACTTATTATTATAAGGAGAAATATTTTGCAGCTTAACCGCTGCGCGTTTGGTCATTTGACTACTTTGCTTACTTTTGCTATGGTTAGAATCAACAATAATAGAAGTAAGCGCACTAAGAGAGAAGATCGAGCTCACCACCCCAAACGTGAACGGAGGGTGGGTAAGAAAGAATTGCAACAGCGCAACATTGGGAGAGAACGAGATCTCAAGGAAACCGCGCAGGAACGATTTGATGAAGAAGCCAATGCTGTTGGTCATGTTGATCGTGCTGAACGGGTCATTGGGGACGATGTCCCTGATTCGTCCCAATCTCGCGATCGCGAACCTGAGATTATCCCTCGGAAAGTCCAAGAGGGTAATGTTCCTGGCCGTAAGCTTGCGCGTCACTATGGTGGATATGATATTGTCACCCATAAGGCACTTATCAAACCACGACGTGAGGAGTGGTGGGATTACAAACAAAGAGCCCGAGATTTTGTGAATTCGTCTCGATTTTCTGAGCCTACTAGGCGCAAGGAGAATCAAATGAAATATGACAGCCCTAAAGAGCTTCTTGTTGATTATTTGCAACGCGGTTGTGGTTTGATTGTAAGTACCGGAATGATGCGGGCTGGCGGACATCAGCGCCAGCGCACCCAGCGAACTTTGAACACACAAAAAATTTTGTTGCCCGGAACGGCCCAGATTTTCTGGGACGGTGGCCCTGCTGACAGACCTGTCTGTGTGGTGTTCCAGTATCGCTACCAACTGGTGGCGTGGAAAGATTTGACTGAAGAGCGCATTGGCGCACTTTTTGTGCCAGAGCGCAAACACCATCAGAATGTGATGGCGGCGTTCTATGCTGCCCGGGCCCAGGCCCCCCAGCAGCCCGTGGAAGTCGTGGCTCAGGCGTTCAATAACGCCGAAGAGGACGCCCCCCATGTGGAGGAGGATGAGTATGATGCTGCAGTACGCAGGGTGTATGCTCAGGTGTTTAATGACGATAGCGGAGATTTTGATCGGGCAATTCCCGGCCCAGAACCGCTAGGCCCTCCTTGGACTGGCGATCAGGATTTTAGCGATTGGGTGGATGGTTTTGGATCAGCCGCCCCCAGAACGCAAGCTTACATGTCGACTATGTGGGATGCTTACAATAGAATGCGCTCAATGCCACCTGTTGAAGAAAAGGATATCCCTACCTCGACAAGCGCGTTGGGCGATTTGCAAGCTCTTCTTACTACGCTTAGCGTGGATTTGGTGGCCCGCCTGAAGCAGGTTGAGGTGCGCGAGATAATGGAGTCGTCTTTCTATGGTGCCATGCGTGCTATTGTCGATAACCCCGGAACGCTTTGCATCTTGTTCTTGGAACTAGTGAGGCTTGCATGCGTTAAACGTGAGTCACTGCCTACTTATTTGGTAGCTTTTTTGAGCCAAAAACTAGTAGGTTGCGATTCTGCTGTCCTGGCGCACCTTGGAATGGGCTTGTGCTTGTCTTTGCCTGCAGTTGTGCTCATCTCAAAGGCTATACGGCATCAGAGCGAAAAATCTGGTGACCCCGAGGTTATGGCCCAGGCGTGGACTGACTACATAGGCCGCAGTCTCCCTCCAGGGACTGTGGGTGCTAGTTTGTTAACATTACTTGCGAGCGGATTGATTGCTGCTTTTCAGCTCCGTGGTTATTCCATTGGCGCGCTGGATGTGGCTGATATCATAACCTCCTCGACTGGTGTGCGAGTTTGCAAGACCAACGAGGATATCCTTACCACTTTTTTGAGAGAAGGGCCTAAAGTGGTCAAACGTATTGTTGAGGCCGTCCAGAAAAAAGATTTTGGAATGCTCTTCTCAGATGAGACTCAGGTAATGCATGCGCGTCTCTTGGCTGCGCATAGTTATTATCTTGCTGGTGCTCTCCCAGAGACACCCTGCGAGCCTTTTGTCTCTCAAAACGAGTTTCTTACCAAATTGGATGATGCCATTAGTGACATGGAGGCGAAGGTGCGTTGCGGTCGAGCCGCTATGAGTGAGATTCACTTATTGCGTGAATTGATCAACATGCGATTGGCCCAAGCTAGCATGCGAGGTGGCAAGCTGAAGCGGCAACCATTTGCTGTTGCGGTAACTGGTAAGTCGGCCCAAGCTAAATCCACCCTCGTTTACTATTTGCAGCATGCGTTGTATAGTGAGCTTGGTAACGGGCCTCTTGAGAGCGATATGATAGCTTTTATTAGCGAGGCCGATGCGTATGACACCACAGTTACTAACAAAACAACGTGTGGTGTGCTGGATGATCTTGGCAATTTGAAGAAAGATTATGATGGTAAAGGAACGGCATATCGTGTCCTGGCTTGGATCAACAACGTAGAGATACCCGCAACCAAGGCGGCTGTCCACGAGAAGGGAACTGTCTTCCCTCCGTGGCGATTGATTATAGCCACTTCTAACGTTCCAGATCTTGGTGTTGCAGGCTGGTCTAATGAGCCTGTTTCGCTGGCACGGCGTTTCCAATATTATCTGCGTGTGACCCTCAAGCCTGAATTTGCCAATCAAGGCATGGCAGACCCTCAGAGGTTGCGTGCTGCTAATGAGCGCTTGCCGGTGGATACCGTGCCCGATTGGTGGAATGTTTCCATCGAGCGTGCGGAGTACGCAGCGAATGGTCATGATGTCAGTTTCAGACCTGTTGTGACTGATGAAGGTCAGATTTTGACAAGCGTATCGTTCCGTGAGGCGCTCCGGTTCCTCATGTTGCGTGCGCGAGATCACAAGATCACCCAAGACCTGGCTTATGAGGCTGCATACCGCACACCTAACATGGACATTATGCGTGACAGTGTTTTTGAACAAGACGTTCACCATCCGCCTAATGGCGTCCAGGAAGCAGGAGGTGATGACATCATTCGTCAATCGTTTGCAGATTTTCAGCAGGGTGTGCGCACACACGTGGGAATCCCTGCGCTGCGTTTGGCGTCGCAAGCATCAACATCTATGTATAGCTTGTTGTCCCAGGCTCACACTTGGGCCATTGAGCAGATTGCAGCTTTTGGTGCCTCATACCATTCGATGACCAATTTGAGCATCTTTGCTCGGTGCGTCATGGCTTTGGCTGTGCATCTTGATTGGTTGGGCACTCGTGGGAAGGTGCATCTCATATCCGAAATCATCACTATTGCTAGCTTGTGTTTTATCGTAGGCACATATTTTAGCACGGTTGGTGTTTTGGTAGGGTGTTCCCTCATCTTTTTGAACTTGGCCTTCCGTTCAGTGTTATATGTCGCAGAGGGAGGGCCACAGCGCACGAGAGCCGCACAAATAGCTTCACTTGTCGAGCCACGCTATGTCGTGGGGTGTGTTGCTTTGTTGGCCGTTTATTTACTGGCCAAACGGCCCCAGACAGTGTTTCGCCAAGGTGTGGTTGAATTCATGTCCTCCGACGAGAAGAAGAAAACTCAGGCGATTCACATCGCGCGGGATTCTACAGAATCTTCTCACACGACGGCTGTGGACAACCTAGCACGCAACCCAAACATCAGATCAGTCTGTAAGATTAAGTCTGGTAACGAGCACTGCAGGTTGGTTCTAACCTTTATGGAGACCGGGAGAGCTGTAGGTGTCGCCCACACACTCGCCCCCCCCGTCAGGAGTGAGCTTGAACGAACGAAACGCGCTGAACTCGAGTACACAGTGGGTGGGATGACTTATACAACTGGCATACAGAAGAGTAGTATACATGTGGATGACACGTGTGATCTATTGTTTGTGCAGTTTCCTTCATGCAAGCTGCGTAATTTAACCCAATACTTGGCGAGTGAAGCATTTGTTGGGCAGTTGGAGCATCGCACACATAGGGCTATTGGTTTTGTTGTTACAAACCAAGGCTTGACGCCAGTTGGTCCCACGGTGCATGGTACCCCAATTAGTTTGAGTGGAGTGCGCGTGCATAGACAAGTGCTGTCCCCTCTTATGAACTCCCATATCACGAGTTCTGGAGATTGTGGGTCACCTTTAGTGGTTTCACTTGCCCAGATGGGTAATGGTGTTGCCACGATACTGGGCGTGCACACAGGGATCACAACTGACAAGAAACACACATCCTCGTCGCTGCTCTCTCGTGAGAAATATCTTGAAGGTTTTGCGGTGATTGCTGATCTCCAGAGGCAAGATGCCATGGCTGAGCCGCCATCTGTCTTAGGGCAGTCTGGTAAAGTCATCGTGGACGTGCGTCCGCAGCATTGCCTCGCTGAGATTTTGAATACGCGCAGAGATCTCAGAGTGGTTGGGGAGTACATCAAATCCGGCGCAGGTTGCACTAGTGTGACCACGCGGTCTCACTTGCGTAAACTCCAACTGCTCGAGAGCGAAAGTGCGACGCTTGATAGGCTGATAGGACCTTTGGAGCACAAGTTGCCGAACACTCGTCTTGATAGTGGCGGCGTTGTGATGCTCGGGGGCAACACCAGCTTCCACAAACCGATTACGAAGATAACGACTAACCCCCATCATGATCTAGCAATCCAACTTGACGCTGCTAAGCGCGATTATTTGGAGCCTATTTTGGGTGAGTTAATGGAGGGTTCTTTTCATCCTTTGGATCTCATGCAAGCTGTCAATGGCAGCTTTGATGGTCAGTTTCCTGGTTTGGAAATGAATACTTCACCGGGTGGCGAGTATGGTTGCAAGAAAGGTGATCTTATGGATGATGTCGTCTTTGGTCCCACTCCGAAACAACCCCTACCCAACACCCGTTACATGGACATGGCTAATCCGTACCCCAATGGGGCGCGTGTCTTTTGGCCAAAGAGAGAGTTGCTAGAAAAGATGGCAGTTTATAAAGAAGCTATCCGAGAAGGGTCCATGTCTGCCATATCTTATAATTCGGCTCTCAAAGACGAGGCTGTAGCTTTAGATAAAACGCGCGCACGTGTGTTTTTTATAGGGGATGTGGCCATGACCATCTTGATTCGAATGTACTATGGTCCCGTCGTGTTGGCTTTGCGCAAACACATGGTACTTTCTGAATGCGCTGTTGGCTTGGATGTCACAGGGCCTCAGTGGGAAGAAGTCATGTCCGTTCTTGGCGCTAAAGATGGTAGTGAGCGTCTAGCAGGGGACTTTGAAGGATATGATATGTCCTTGCACGTTGACCTGACGCGAGCCGCATATGCTACCGTTGCTGCTATAGCTGTGCATATGTATGGAACGAATGCCACTGAGCATGATATCCAACTTATCCACAACCTGGCCCGTTGCATGGCGTATCCAGTGATTTCATTACTGGGTGTGTTAATCCACGTGGCTGGCATCAATACTTCTGGTTCCCCGATTACGACGCAAGTGAATTCGATATGTAATTCTTTACTTTATCGTGTTGCTTTTTTCATGCGGAACCCCAAACTCATGGATGCAGTACGGGATCGATTTTCGCCCTTTAGAGCATGTGTTGCCCTCTTGACATATGGAGACGACAGTGTTGCGGCTTCTAGGCGGGGCGGACGCGAAAACCGTTTGAACAACTTTGATGTTCGTGCTGCCGCGAGCGCTTTTGCGATGGTTTATGGACCAGCTGAGAAGAAGGGTGAGCTGCCCGAGTATTATGCAGCGGAAGCCGTCCCTTTCTTGAAGTGCGAAGATTCAACGGTTGAGTTGGTTGATGGCAAACGCGTGCGAGTTGGGATCATTGCGCTTTCGTCCGTGCGCAAGTCATGCACTTTTTACCGCCATGGAGTTCAGGAGTTGTGCGATAACTTCCGTTCAGCGCAGGACTTGTTCTTTCCACGAGCTTTACGCGACAAGGATTCGGCGAGATTTGAGGAATTGCGCCAGACTCTCGCTCACATATATGTGCGAGTTGCTCAGCCTGCGGACCCTGTGGAGACGTTAGGCTGGATCCTCGACCGTTTTCCCACCTATGATCAAAGGTTGGAGACTTTCTCGGCTAAGTTTTGTGAGGCTGAGGATTTGAGTGTGGAAGAAGGATGTTAAAGTTTTGTTTATTGTGCATGTTATGTATATTATTTGATATTACGTATTTTATAAATTTAGGTATTATAACTAAACAAATACTTTGCTTACGCGCGTTTGGTCTTATTGACTACTTTTACACTTTTGATTATGGATAGAACTAAGGATACAAGTGTGATTACCGATGATGTTATGAGCGAGACGGTTATGAACTCGCTTATCTTTGAAAATGAAAATGATTCTGCTAAACAGATGGGTGGCAAGCCCATGAAACCCACGATGCCTACGGTCAACGATTCTAGTGCGTTGTCGGATTTTCTGCAGCGCCCTGTTCTAATTGCTAGTAGGGTGTGGGCGATAAATTCAAATTTTGCGTACGATTTCGATCCGTGGACTGCGTATTTGACGCACCCGTCTGTTGTTGAGAAGTTGCAACACTATTATAGACTGAGTGCCGCTTTGAAGGTGCATTTAGTGTTCAGCGGCACCCCCTTCCATTACGGATGTCTTTACGTGGGCAACAGACCACACCCTGGCCACACTATCACTGAAGACCCTCAGTTCAACTTGGCCACGACGACCGAATTGTCAAACTATGCTGAATCTAAGAAGGTTGTTTTGTCTCAGTTGGGGGGGACTTGTTGCAATCCTGGGTTCGACGACAGTGTTGACTTATATGTACCGTACGTGCATTACAAACCAGCTATTGAGCTCGGGGGTGCGTACAATGATATAAGCACTGTGCACATGCAGAGTTTCTCAATTCTGCGCCAGGCCAATGATGGTGTGGAGCCGATAGGTATCGAGATTTTTGCGTCTTTAGTGGACCCCGTGGTGGATGTGCCAACTGCCGTGCGGCAAGGATTTGCTATGGAGGAAGCATTGAAGACGGGGAAGAAATGGCTTACCAAAGGTTTGCGTGCTACCCAGTTGGCTGAAGAGTGGGTGCCTGTGGCGGCTAGTGTGTGGGCCATGTTGGGTCTGTCTCGCCCGTTGGAGCAGATAGAGCCCACGTCTGTGCGCCAAATACCGTTTAATCTGGCGGCTTGCGACGCGCCAGATTCATCAGGGCCACTCTCAGTGTACAGGAGCCAGGAAGTTGTTTTGGATGGTGGGTCGGTAGGATCTACCATGGAGGATGAACTGCTGTTCAACAGCTTGGCTGCACGTGATTGCTACTTGTCTTCGTCAACTTGGTTTCCTATAGATCCATCTGGCGAATTCTTGTTTGGAGCACTGGTTACACCTCAGTTGGGCGTGGTGTCAACCTTCGCCAAGAATGCCCAAGCGCTAACCCTTTTCGGCACAGTGCCTGCCGTCACGTTAGCCCCAGTTGGAATGGTATCTACAGCGTTGCGTTATGCTAGATTTACCATGAAATACCGAGTGAGTGTGATATGTTCCCAGTATCACAAAGGGCGTTTGCGCATTTGGTATGACCCAAATTACGCATATGGTGGCTCTCCAGGACACAATTTAGTTAACGCTGGAGTGTTGAATTTGGCAGAGTCGCGTGAGCTAGAGATTGAGGTGCCCTGGCAAAATGTGCGCGATTGTGTCGAACGACCATCGCCTTTTGAATCGTATGTTTACAACAGGGCGCAAGGTGCAGATGAGTTTGCTCAGCGACTTGCCGCAGCGTCGTCGAATTACTTCAACGGCATGATTGTCGTTGAAGTGTTGACTCCGCTTGTGGCTCCCACATCCTCAGGTGAGGTAACTGTGCTGTTTAGTGCTCGCGCCTCCGAGATAACAGGCCACAGTCCGCAGTTACCGCCGGTGGCAGCCTCGGACCTCGGGGCAGCACCATACGTGGTTGCTCAGAGCTTTGACGTATCCGGGGGTGATTCTATCGCATCATTCAGGACGCTGTTGAAACGCTACTGCCTGGAATACACGGTGCAGCACCGGTCCGGGTCTGCTGGAGGTCAGGGGCAGGTCTTGGAATTGTTGTTACCAATGTACCTACCTATGCCTGGTTTTGATCCTGAAGGGTTGGATGTCAACAGTGCAAGCTTGATACGTGCTAACTACACTGCCATGTCATTTCGCATGTTCGTGTCTAGCGCGTTCGCTCTCATCCGTGGCGCCATACGGGCAAAAGTTGAGGTAGCAACAGTCAACGCTGCAACAATAGGATCTGGGCGTTCTTATGTTGCCCGTACTACGTGTAATGCCAACGAATTTGGTGGTGTTGAGTGGCGCCGACAGAGGACGCGTGTCGCTAATGGCACAGCTTTCAACACAGAGTGCGCAGCGGCGCGAGAAGGCCGATTGCTCATGAATGCTGCAGAGGGGCAGCAAGACGCTAATGTTTCTGGGCGTCACACCTCTTTCTTGGATGTACAGCTACCGTACACTTCCAATTATAGGGCTCGCGCTTCGCGCACACGCTCAACAGGACTACACAAGGATGGCTCAGACAGGCAAAATATGGTGCTTAGTACTGAGGTGTCCTCGTCCACCAACACTTCATACGCCCTATATCGTATATATTGTGCTGGTGCTGAAGATTACACAACTATGTGTTTCATTCATGCGCCAGTTCTGCTCGCCGCACTTCCTTAT